CTGCGCTATCAAATATACCTATCATTGGTTGGGTAGCTGGAGGATGGGCAACAATGTTTGGACAGAAAACAGGAGCCAACCTTGGAGGAGATATAGCTAAAGCTATAGAAGGTTGCTAAAAAAAGATGTTAAATCGAGATTAGTTAGTTATACTTTAAGTAATCATATTTTTTCAAATGGCAGACGAACAAGCTGTAGCAAAGTCTTTAGCTGAGCAATTAGCTGATCAGAAAGAACAACTAGAAGTTAACATTAGGCAAACTGAGTCACAGTTGTCTAGACTTAAAGAACAATATCTAAAGGTACTTGGTGCTCTCGAATTTGCAGAGATTCAAAAACAACAAGAAACTCCTGTTGTAACTGAGGAAACTGATGTTGCTTAAATAACTATTATGATTTTCTAGAGCAATGTTTACTGAGTTGACAAAGAATAGACGCCGAGCTTTACAATTACTAGCAGAACATATACGATTCTCTTCTAAAGAATTATCCATTCAAGCGATAATTTCTGATATAAATGAAGACGATATGAAGTGGGTGACAGGTAAAATTCACTATTATCTACTGAGGTTATTGGAAGATTCGGATAGTGATTACAATGAAAAAGAATCTATAGAAATGGTCGATTTATACGAAACGTAAGTATATGCAGCATAAAGTTTTTTTAATGCGATAAATAAAAGTGTTTTATTGCGAGGAAGATCTTTTAGCAAATTTAATTGTTTTATCTCCAAACAATGCTCGAAAACAATTCAGGATAAAAATATTTGAAGAATGGCAGTGGGGGTGCGCATACTGCGGTAAATCATTAACGGATAATACAGCTACGATTGACCACATTATTCCTAAGTCAAAAGGTGGTCATAATGTTAAATCAAATATGTGTTGTTGTTGCTCTTCTTGTAATAGAGAAAAAGGCTCCCAACAACTAGATGATTGGTACGTATTAAAGAACCCTAATTACTGCGAGCAAAGGCTTGGTAAAATAAAAACTTGGATGGAAATCAAAGCGTCATCTTTTAAGATCACATCCATTGCTAAATCAAAAACTCCTGTAGCAAATGAATTCTCCGTCGGATGGGTCTCAAACTGAAGAAGACTTTCTAGGTAAATACATAGCGAAGATGAACCCTGAACTTTATATGGGAGATCAAATAGCAGAGAATGTTAATGCTCCTGGAGATCAATCATTAAGAGGAGAAGTGAGTAATAATATAAAACAGAAGTTAAGAGACGGAGTTATTAAGGTATAGCTATGACTACAGATAGAGCCTTATACGAAGAAATGTATGCTCGGCAATTAGCAGAAGGAGCTACTTTAGAGCAGGCAATGAGATCTAATAGAGCTTCAACACCAGAAGATTATCGTAGAGCTTTTGGGAGTAGTGATGACCCACGTCAACAGTGGAGAAAGATAGGCGGTGGAAATAAGATGGGTTCAGCAGGTGCATCTATAAATGCTAAAAGAAAAGCTCAGAAACAAGCTAGAGACGCTAGAGGTGAGTCAGATCCTATCGTTAGCCGGATTACAGCTTTTGTTGATAAATTAGCTGGTAAAGAAGCTTCAGATGACTCTACAACAGAAAGAACAAGCGATTACAGGACTCCTAAAGAAAGGAGAAACAGAGAAAGAATGGCTGGTCAAGAAATTTCTTCTGTCTTTGGTACGTCAACATTAGATGGGACTCTAATGGCTAGTCATGATAAAGCTTTTTCTAAATATCCAGCAGCAGCTGGTCCTGATAGGTGGCCTGGTTTACCAGCGAATAAATTACATTACTTACACCCATCTAGAGATCCTTTGACAAACATATTAAGCACTCCATTTGGTATAAAAGGTGCATAGTCATGGCTGACAGAGCTAAAGCAAAACGACTGGCTACAAAGCATTTAAAGTGCAACAAGCCTAAGAAAACTCCTAGCCATAAGACTAAATCTCACGTGGTGAAAGCCTGTGATAAAGGAGAAGAAAAAATAATAAGATTTGGACAACAGGGTGTTAAGGGAGCAGGTAAGAGCCCAAAGACTGCAAAAGATAAAGCACGTAAGAAGTCTTACTACGCAAGGCATGACGCACAGGACAGTAGTCCAAGCAAGATGTCAGCACGTTATTGGTCACATAAAGTGAAATGGTAGGCACATTAAAATAGACATATGGCAACTGTGATTCTTACTTTTGTTGTTTTCTTCGGAGGTTCTTTCGGGGTTAGCTCAATTCTTTTGAAGAGAAATGCTCATTTACATAACACGACATCTATTGGTAGAGTCCACCATAAAACGTTTTTGGATTGAATTTTAATTCACCGCTGTTAAGATAATCATAAGTTTTTAATTATATATGGATGCAATCGAATTACCAATCGATGCTGAGTTTGCAATTCACGCCTCTGCTATTGCTATCCAAAGCTTAGATCGTGACGAGCTAGAAGAAGCTTTTATTGAGGTTCTTCATCAAAAAGCTCTGGATCGCCAAATGTTCTTTGGCATTTTAAAAGACCACGGCATAGATGCCGACATTAAATTAAACATCACCTCTACGGAACAGCTTTCTTAAATATTATGGCTACTCGCACTATCGAAGGAACACTCGACACTCTAAGCATTGATGCTGGTACAGAGATCACATACTTAGGTGCTACAGCTGCAGGAAACTCTGGAGAAGCCTTAAGAGGTTTTCGTGTTAACCCAGGCAGCACAGGAGACATTGTAGTTACTATTGATAAATCCAGTGGTATAGACAATATGGAAATCTTCCAAGAGGATGATTTTGCAGCAGGAAGCGCACCTACTGGCTATTCAAAGTATGCCAACATAGTAAAAGATGGTAAGGGTAAAGGTGTAGTCGGTGTAACAGCTTCTAACGCTGCTAAAGATTATATTGTTTTACTTAGAACTGATGGTTATTCTGAAGTAAGTTACAACGGTACGGTTGTCGTCCCATAAGAAAGAGTCTTGGAAAGAATATCCTTTTTTAACTAAAAAAGGTTTAGAACTAATACGAATGTATAGTACGCCTCATACCGCTATTGGTATGGGGATGTATGCGTCATACAAAAATTTTGGGGAAAGTTTTTGGAGAGTAGGTTACGAGAGTAAAACTCTCAAAGGGAGAGTCATAGGCGCTAGAGATAAAATATCTTTAGAAGAGATAGAAGACCAATTAATAGAAGATTTAAAAGTTTTTTCTCAACAAGTTTCAGAATATGTTTTAGTACAGACTAATAAAAATAGAAGAGCTGCTCTTTTAAGCTTTGCTCATAGCCTTGGCCTGCCTTCTTTTAAAAATTGTCGGTTATTAGATTTAATAAATAACTATGCAACAAAGACTGCAATCATTAGAGAGTGGAGTCCATATATAAACAGGTACTGGTTATCTGGTGGAGAAGGTATGAGAGATAGACGTCGAACTGAATTAGATTTATATTTTGCTGCAGATAAAGAAATACCTACTTTATATCCTCACAAATGTAAAGCTAAGTACTGTCTTTTGAATTTAGTAGAGACCTATAAGGGAACTCCAGAACAAATTAAAGCTATTGAATATCTAGAGCGTAAATTCAATGAGTGGGACCCTTCTGGGGAGTCTCTACGTTGGTTTTATCGTTCTTGGTCTCAGAAACCCAAGAGTCTAGGATCTCAGCAGCGTCAGGGTGGTAGTGTTGAAGAAGATCAATAGCGTCTATCAGCTGTAGTTCAGGAGTATATCCTTCAATGATCTGATCATAATTCATTTTCTTTACTGGCTTTGTTTAATGAGATCTTTAAAAGAACTAAATAACCGATTAGATCTTGAATGACATCTTCATCATCATAAAGGATATTTTCACCATGCTTTATTCTATTAAGTTTGTCATCAATCCTTACTAATAACTGTTCTGTGTTATCTGCACAACTGAATACCCTTATGGGCTCTAAAGCTGAATTACCATATTTTAAATTCTTGTAAAGAAGAAGCTCTTTTATATCATCACATATTTTTGCTATTTCCAATTGAGTTTCTGTCATGTTTTTATCCAATAGAATGTACCTATGATTCCTAAGCTTAGCCAAGATTATACTGTTGACGAAAGATATAAAGGTCTGCGTGGACATCGTCACACAGTTGATAATGATAAAGGGTTAAATTTTTTAAGAGGATATATAGGAGGTTTACGTGATCAAAATTTCCCTAGACCTTTTATTGATTGAGTATTACGTTCCCAATATTTGAGAACACATCTACAAACGTTTCTGTTTGATTGAATCCATATTCCAATCTAGGTAAGTATATGAAATAGCCCCAATACATTGGTGTTTTAAATCTATAAAAGTTTTTACCATGCATTAAATTTGCTCTTTCTTTAGGTATACACACAGGGTATTCCCACATTTCTGGGTGGAGACGCATCATTTCAGGGTATGTAGTAAAAAATATTGCTTCAGGTATATTTCTTAATTTCCATTCTCTGACTAGTCTTTTAAACCATGCAATTGAAGGTGCCATTGATTTTGAACCTGCTCTCTTACCCCAGCGCCACGTACCTCTTTTTTGGCTATAAGAACAACGTCCATACGTAGGCGGAAATAAATAAGTCTTACCAGTCCAAGGATCATCTACATTTAAACCATCTTCTTCTAATGTATATATTTTTCTTGCTTTCAAAAATTCTAAATTTGCCTTATGAGTTGAGCATGGATCTAAGTCAATATCACCTAAGACAGCATAGATATAAGGTAAGTATTCGACAGGGGTAAGCCAATCTTCACTTACATTATGTATTGAACTGATATAACGTTTAAAATCAGCCCAAGATCTTTTACCTCTTTTCAAGTTAGACTATCGAACCAATCATTCTTTCAGGATTTATACGGAATAATTGTGTATCTTTTTCATCTTCAATGATGAATAAACCTTCTTTTTCTCCATCAATTGATTCTGCAATATTTATTGCTTTGCTTATTATTTCACAGTCTTGCTGTGCTTCTTTTGCTGCTTCTAAAATCCTTATTAACTTGTTTACAGTTATGTATTGCATCTGTTCTTTCTCTGGAAAGTCAGGTCTAAAAACTATTACACCAGGTCCTTCGTTGGAGTAAAATTTTCTGTAATAATCTAATTGATCAGACAATATCTGTTCAATTGATAACTTTAGAAGTTTTTCTTCAGTTTCTCCTGTTGTGTTATTAAATAATTTTAAAAGGAGTTTGTTTCGTCTGTTTGTCATGAATTTTGCCCGATGATTCAGTCTATCAACTTTCGGCTTCTTTTTCATTCTGAACTTTAGGAATTGATTTTATTAAATGATCTAGACCTGATTTTTTTAAAGTTTCTAATAACTTCGGTAAAGGCTGGTACAACACTACTGCTTTTTGCATATTGCCTATCTTTTTAATTAACTTACCTTCTTCGTCTCTTAATTTCGTTAGTTCTCCTTGTCTAATCAAGTATTCAGCAACACACCTGTAACGACGTTTCTCCGCTAAATTAATATCAGGATATCGATCACAGATAGTACTTGTTCTCATATCGCTGAAAGTTATTCTGATTTGATCAGCAAGTGATAAACCTAACATTAAGTCAGTTGTGCTTGTTTCGTAATTTCTAACTAGGTCTAGATAACGTTTTAAATCAGCAGTAGAAAAGCTACCTGAGGGAGGTATAAACATTTCTACTTGTTCTATTAAAGAAGTAGTTAACGTCTCTTTGAAATTTCCAATAGTTACTTTATCTAAGTCAAGTTCTATAAATCGATAGCTTTGATATACATTATCTTCCTGTTCTAATGGGATGTAGTCAGTGTTCTGGAGAATATCTAACCAATCCTCATTTTTAATTACTGTCATTATGAGGACTTGTTTCTATGAATACTAGCCGATTTCCAGTGATCGTCCCATTGTTTCTTGTGATCGACTATCAAAATCTTCTTTATTTGAGGTTTATAATCTGGATCACATTGACGTTTTGATCGACTAGCTTCCCATAAAGAGGTAGCTAATTGCATTTGTGCCTCTGTTAAGAGATCGTTTTTTAAATTTTTTATGGACATGGTTGAGATAAGTTGGCTAAAATCGTGAAGAAAAGGATACTGATTGTTATGCTCCGCCCGATTACTTACGCTGAACTCTTCTTGGTTTTGATTGTGCTGCCCTTCGGCATTGTTGGAGCACACCATTTACATGAGTTTGTCACCGATAGAATCAGTATAGAAATAAAAATGAAACCAGCAAATGTCGGACGATAACGAAGTAAAAGGAACGAGAGGTTTCATAGTAACCACTGAACCTGATGCGAAATCAAAAGATTTTATTGCACAATATTTAAAAGATAAGGCTATTGAGCAAGCTAATCTACAGGCAGAAAGAGAAGCGGATGTTCCAGATTTTCGTAGAACTCAAAGACAGACTTTAGATAGAGCAGATATAAGAAGTGATCAAGCTGATCCTATGGCTACAAAAGGTTCTTTAGGTAATAGACCATCTGGATTAAGTGAAGGCGTGGGTAATATTTTAGAGAGAGAAAAGTATACTTATAGAGGACCTGTTGATAAAAGTCAGGGTACTGATGATAACTACGTTACAACTTTGTATAACAAGTATTTAGGTAGAGATGCTGATGCTGGCGGGGCAGAATACTGGAAGAATCGTCTAGCAGCTGGTGATTCGAGAGCTAAAGTAGAGCAAGATCTTTTATTAAGTACTGAAGGTCAGAGAAAACAACAAGCAAGAATAGGAGGCGGAACTGCGTTTATTTCAGATGATTTTATAGATAAATTTAAAAATACTGGATCAGGAGTTACCTATGGTGATTACTTACAAGACAAAGACAGTATGGACACTGTAGCTAGTACATCTGATGGTGATAATACTTTAACTCTTAGTTCTCTCAGTGATGCCTATAAAACTTATACCGATGAAGATGATGATGCTACTACTGATGATTTTTTAAAGAACTATCTTTCAGGTCTTAGTTAGATCACCTCTTTAATAATAACAGCGTTTATATCAACTTGCTATTTGTCCAAAATTAATATCATCCGCAGCAGAGTTAATAACTAGACCAAAATCAATATTCTCAACCGCAGACTCATTAATAACTTCAAAATCAACCTTATTAACGTTAACTGTTATGGAATATTCTGTCTCTAAATAACGAATATCATTTGTAATTAAAAATAAATATTCACCAGGGTTTAGTAATAGTGTTGGATAATCATCTAATTTTCTTCCTGTATCATCAACTTCATAATCAATTGCAGCTTCTTTTGCTACATAACCTAAATCGTTTATAGGTAGTTCTTCTCTTCTATTACCTTCAAATAATTCATAAAATGCTACTAATGTATTTCTATTTGTTTCTCTTTCAGTGGAGAACTGGCTTAAGTTTTGAGTAAATTGTACAGATCTAGGTTGTCTTAATACAATTTTATAAAAAGTAGTCTGTTTTCTTGAAAGACCTCCGTGTGTATTTTTTATAGGAACACTTCTAAATACAGCAGAGAAATCTCCAAGATCAATCGGATCGTATATATTATCCCCACTTTGTGAGGGTAAAGGATCAGATCCATAGTAGGAGTTAGGTCCAAAGGCTGTAGGACCTGCTCCTCCTGTTGGATAAGATTCAACGGTTCCTAGATTATAGAAACCAAGGTTATTTGGAATTGTTGTCAGAAATCTCGACATGTTCTTTTGCTAGTCCAGTGAAGATGGAATTAGTTCTTCCTGATTCTTGATACCATCTCTCCATATTAGCAGCCCGTTCAGCTTGAATTCTCATTCCTTCTCTCCCAGTACCTAGTGCCTCTTTTGTCTCATAAGCAAAATAGTCAAGAGCTATTTCTAAATGGCATAATCTAGCTTTCGCTTCTTCTTTCGTATCACACCATGCACCACATGTTGTTTCTCCATCAATAATCACCATTGGTGCGTATTGTTTTTCATCTAAATGAAAATTACTTTGAAATAACTTACTAATTTTAGAAGTAACTTTATGCCTTTCTGTCCTTGAAATGCTTGAAGATGTCGTCATGGTGAAGTTTTACCTCTTTGATTGTCGGTTTTGGGGCGTCTTCAGGTAACTCTCTAATTGTTAGATGAGAAGGATTGCAACAATATGGAGTACAACCTTTGCCTGTAAAGACACGGTATTTACCTGTATAGCCCCTACTCAACCAAAATGCCACCCTATGGGCAGATTGAGTTTTTGCTGAATGGCAGGGACTAGGAAAACAAGCAACAGATTCTTTTTTCTTTTCTTTAATTGCTCCTTTCCAAGGCCAGCAACTATCTTTATCTTTTACATCAACTTGTTCCCAAAATCTTTTTACTTGCCAGTACCAACGTAAATCAAAATTCCTTACATCAACACTGCAATATCCTTTTTTAATTTCTTCCATACAGTCTAAACATTCACCCATTAAACCAAAATTACCTTTGTGTTTTGATTCACCTTTCTTATGCCACGGGCATTCCATTTGATTCATCTCATGATATTTGAGTTGTAATTTTTTTGCTTCTTCAGGATTTGACATAATTACTTTTCTGCAAACTAAGGAAGATTGATGTAATACATCCTTTTCATTTATTGTAGACGAGAATTTATTAATTGATTCATATGTTTCACCGCTGCATATTCTTCTAACTGTTTGATAAGGTAATTTATATATTCTTGATATTCTTCTACAACTTAACCCGCTTTCATAACCAGCTCTCAGTCTCTTGATAACATCAATATTTAACTTCTTTTTTCTTTGTGCATTCTCGAAAGATACATCCTGCCTCCCTCCCCAATAATAATGACAAGGATTTAAACAGTGGGGAGAGTTACAGATAGATTTACGTACAACAACTGATTCTTCATCTGGTCTTTCTCTTCCGCTGATTGCAAGTATTAAAGGACGAGCATCAAAATTTTTATATATAAGGTGTGTTTTTTTAGAAGTATTAAAGCCTTCGAAGATGGAATTTGCATATGTTCCTGCATCCCAACATTGATTTGCTCCGAAACTTTCTAGCCCTACTTGGATTGTTTTAGCAAAAACCAAGCGATCATATGGAGTTAGACCAGCGAATATAAATTCATCCATAAATAACTGTTAGGGGGGATAGTGCCGAACCAGAGTAAACCCCTTCTGGCACAATAGCAATCATTGAACAACCAAATTTATCTTTTTTTCTCTATTTATATTTACTTTTATATTGGGAGGGGGTAGGTACTTGATAGTAATATTACACTCTTATACTTACCCCTTTCCTATATCACTTCGATAAAAAGCACTAAAAAAACAACAGATTTGTCTGTTCAACCAAAGCCGAAGTCACCGGAGTAGTTTTGCTGTTTTAGTATTCTTTCCCCCTAATAAATGTTTCAAAGAAGGCAGTATTCGTTATATATAGTTGCAAAATGCATAGCTTCGTAGTAGCAGCGTGTGTAATGACACATATCTCCGCTGGGAGAGCAGATTCTGTAAGTGGTCCCTTCGCAGGTTTTGGTGGTAGTTATAGTTGATTCCATAGGTTATCAGTGAGTTCTCGATGTTAATATTATAAAAAGCCTTATAAAAACAATGAGTCAGGGTAATATTCGAGCACGAAGACTTAGAAATGAATTAGGTAATTCAGATTATGGTCTTCAAAGAGAAGCAGCAATGAATAGGGGTAATCAACGGTTTGCTAATTTTCTAGGAAGTCTGACTAATATCCCGATTGGTGGAGTCGGCTTTAAGGGAATTTTCCCTAGTACAGCTGTTGCAAGAGATGCAGACACTGCTTATCCGAATCCTTTCATCATGGGTAAAGGTGGTGAATATGTTCCTAACACACAAGCTCTTGATGAGGCTGGTGAATATAACAAACAGTATGATGCATTTTTAAATAATTTTCTTACAGAAGATCATTCTTTAGCGCCTAATGCTACATCTTTTTCAGCAGATCAATCATCTGGAATAGTACCAAAAATAAGTGATAAAACTATAGATACATACGAACAATTTATCGATAGGACTCAGAACAGTCCAGCAATGAGAGCAGGAGTTTTTGATCCTAAAGACTTATATCAAACTTATGTACAAAACCAAGATTTCCAAGCTGCTAGAGGTGCTGGAAACCTTGAGCAGTTTGTTAAAGAATATCCAGGTTCTCAAACAGCAAGAAGAATGAGGTAGGATTCCTACATCAATGGATATGAGGTTTTAGTAGTTACTGATTGGTAAAAGGTATAATTAATACAAATACTTAATAAATTAATGGGCGGCGCAGGTTTTGATCCAGCTGGTTTAGGAATGTCAGCGGATCTTGGTGATCCACGTAGGCAATCAAGACTTCCTGGTGGTTATGCAACACAAGGGCAATCAGTTAGCGCACCTTATGCAGAAGCTAATATGAAAGCGGCTGAAAAAACTAATCCTATGAATGCAGCTTCACAGGAGCCTGTAACATCTAGAGTTGATGACTTTCTTTCACGTGTTGGTGCGTAATGGGTGACACTGATTTCCCAGCTGTTATGGCAAATGGTGGAAGTCGGGAGGGTGCTTATAATTTAGCTTCTCAATGGAAGAGACGTTCTAGTGGTAGTTCCTCTTCATTTAGTAGTGGATTAGGTTTACCAACTACTGGTGAACAACTTGCATACTCCTCTGGGGCGGGGTCAGATGAAGATCCTTGGTATACAGAAGAGAGAAGAGTCTTTTAGTAGTAGGTTTTTAGAGCGTAAAATTATATATAAAGCGCAAAGTTTAATAGAGTAGATGACACAGACTAAAGCTGAATTATTACAAACACGTCATCAAGGAGATATACGTCTTGGTGATGCTGATTCCTCACATTATGTAGGCTTCAAGGCTCCAACTACTGTAGGTACTAGTCTTGTATGGACTCTTCCAGCGGCTGATGGAACTGCAAATTATCTCCTTAAAACTGATGGTTCTGGGAACCTTGGATGGGTAGCTGATAGTACAACTGATAGCACCAAAATGCCTCTCGCAGGTGGAATATTTACTGGAGACGTGACATTTGATGGAGCAACTGCAGGTAGGGATATAGTTTTTGATCGCTCAGATAACGCTCTTGAATTTGCTGATAATGCGAAGTTAAAGTTTGGGGCAGAACTTGAAATTTATTCAGCAGGGACAGCATCATATATAAAAGATACTGGTACAGGTAATTTAAATTTTAATGTAGATAATTTAATTATTGCTAGTGCTGACGATACAGCAACGATAGCAAAATTTAAGGAGGCAGATGCATGTGAGTTGTACTTCAACAATGCTTTAAAGCTGGCTACAAAATCAACGGGCGTAGATATAACGGGGAACATAACATCTGGCAGTTTAACAGTCGATACAAATACACTGAAAGTTGATGCTACCAATAATCGGGTTGGCATTGGAACTACAGCTCCTGCAAAACTTCTCACGGTAGATGCTGCTAGTGGTGATGGTGAGCTTCAAGTATCTGGATCAACAGGTGGAAGAATTAATTTAAAAGATACAGGGTCGGGTGAAGAATTTTTAATTGCATGTGCAGGTGATGCACATATCCAATCCCTTACAGGTGGCAAATCTCTTGTTTTTAAAACGACTCCAACTGGTGGTTCTGTTACAGAAGCTCTTAGGATTGATAGTGCAGGTAAGGTTGGTATTGGAACGACAAGTCCTGGAACAAATTTACATATTCAAAATACAAGTGCGAATCCTCAAGTAAGAATAAGCTCAGCTAATAATGGAATTTGTGAACTTCAATTTGGCGATCAAGCTGACACAGTTAGAGGAAATATACTTTATCGAAATGGTAGTGCTGGTGATGCTCTTTGCTTTAACGCATATAACAATAGTGAAGCGATGCGGCTCGACTCAAGTGGTCGTTTGTTGGTGGGACAAACTAGTGGTTTAAATCTTTATGCAAATGGTTTATTTCAAGTATCTGCAACTGATGGTAATGCAGCATTAGCAGTTAATAGATGGTCAAATAATAGTTCCTCACCTTATTTAAATTTTGGAAAGAGTCGTAGCGGTACAGTAGGAACATATACTATAGTTCAATCTGGAGATCGTTTAGGACAGATTAATTTTACAGGTGCTGATGGAACAGACTTAGCATCTCCTGCGGCAGGAATTGCTGCTTATGTAGATGGAACTCCTGGCTCAAATGATATGCCTGGAAGAATTGTATTCTTTACAACACCTGATGGGAGTGCAACAGAAACCGAACGTTTTAGGATATCTTCTACAGGAGTTTCAAAATTTACGGGAGGCATAGCTCAAGTTGCAACAGCAGCAGGAGCTTTAGACTTAGACTTAAATACATCTAACTACTTCACGAAGACAATATCAGGCAACAGCACATTTACCTTTAGTAATCCAGCTGCATCTGGTACTGTTTCAGCCTTCACTTTGGAATTAACACACTCAAGTGGTACCGTCACATGGCCTTCCAGTGTAAAATGGAATGCAGATACCGCACCAACGTTGACGACTGGTAAGACACATCTATTTATGTTTGTTACTGACGACGGTGGAACGAGGTATAGAGGTTCAGCACTTGTCGATTACGTAAACTAATTATGGATTTAGCAACACAACGCCTGATGTCAGGAGCCGCTGGAGCAGGTGACGATAAAGTTTATGTTGAGGATGTGTTTAGTACTTATCTTTATGATGGTAACGGTTCAACACAGTCTATAAATAATGGAATAGATGAATCAGGTGAAGGTGCTCTTACATGGATAAAAATGAGGAGTGCTTCTGGTGATTATCATCATCTTTATGACACTGAAAGAGGAGCAGGAAAAACACTATTTTCTAATACAGATATTGCTGAACAAGGTTCTGATACGGATAGACTTTCAGCATTTAATAGTAACGGTTTTTCTTTAGGCAGTAATTATAGAGTTAACGGATCAGGAAGTACGTTTGTTTCTTGGACTTTTAGAAAATCACCAGGATTTTTCGACTGTATGCTCTATAGCGGAAATAGTGAAACTCCTTTTAATTTATCGCATGATTTAGGTGTAGTCCCTGCATTAATTATATTGAAATCTAGAACATACGGTAATAAATGGTATGTATGGATGAAAGGTCAATCAACTAATAATCAGTTAAAGTTAGCATCTGACGCTGAACAAGGAACAGATTCTAGTTACAGAGTAGGTGAAAATGCTACAGCAACTCACATACGAATACCAACAGGATCAGAGGTTAATTATAGTGGAAACAACGTAGCGTATGTGTTTGCTGATGGAGATCAAAGTGACGCACAAATTTTTGGTAAAACGGGTGACCAACAACTAACAAAATCTGGAACCTATACTGGAAATGGTAACGCCAACGGACCAGAAGTTAATTTAGGTTGGGAACCGCAGTGGTTATTGGTGAAAGAAATTGATGGTACTGGAAACTGGCAAATTGTAGATTCTATGAGAGGTATTTCTTCAGATCTTAATGATACTCAATTAAGGCCAAATACTACTCAAGCGGATAACACAAGAAGTCTTTTAGATTTAACACCTACGGGATTTAAGTTAACAACGGCTTCTAATACTTATTGGAATGAAAATGGTAAAACGTATGCTTATTTTGCAATTAGAAGATCTGACGGATATGTTGGTAAACCTAAAACAGCGACAGAGGTATTTAATGTAGTTAATGATACAAATACAACTCCTCGTAATCAAGTTGGATTTCCTGTTGATATGGCACTTTTAAAACATTCAACGTTACCAGAAACTACCTTCTTAACTGGAAGATTGTTACATGGAGCACCAGGAAAGATACTTCAAACAGCAAACTCTAATGCTGCAAGTAACAGTTCATTAGCAGCTTTTGATTTTCAAAATGGTTGGGTAAAGAATGCCAATAATATGGCAAATTACCGATCTTGGAATTGGAAACGACATGCTGGTTTTGATATGATGGTTTATTCTATAACAGAAGGAGGTGGTACTCATACTCAAAATCATGGGTTAGGAAGAGTGCCTGAAATGATATGGATGAAGGACTTAGATAATTCTGATGGCTGGATCGTATATCACAAAGGCTTAAACGGAGGAACTAACCCAAAAGACTATTACATACAATTGCAGGGTGACGGCACAGAATCAAACCTTAATAATTTTTGGGGTACTTCGGCTAGTGATATAAACGCAACTAGCTTTTATATAAATCAAAATTTCCGTTATACAGGTCATCATATGGCTCTGCTGTTCGCCAGTACAGATGTCAGTAAGGTTGGTTATTATACAGGAGATGGTACTGACGATGGTTCAAAAGAAATAAATTTAGGTTTTTCTCTAAGATATTTGCTTCTTAAATCATCTAACAATGCTGGTGATTGGTATCAATATGATAGTTTGACAGGTCTTTCTGCGTCTGGTAATTCTACTTATTTCCAATTAAATGATACTGATGCTCCAGCTTCAGGTATTAAAAGTATTACTACGACTTCTACTGGATTTAAAGTTTGGTCACAAGGAAACAGTTTTAACGCTAATGGAACAAAAATAATTTATTATGCACATGCTTGAATAATTAATACCGTTTAAAATCAATGTATCTTATTTAAAATTATGACAGAATATCGTAAGCAATCAGACGGAACATTAATAGAAGGTGTTACTGCTTTTAAAAATTTATTTCCTAATACAAGTTTTCCAAAAGTTATTGATGAAGCTTTAGTTAATAGTCTTGGCTATGACTGGGTTTACGACAGTACACAACCATCTGTAACACCTCCATACGAGAGTGTAGTCCGTGATGGGGTAGAACAAGTTTCTGGTAAATGGCAGACAAAGTTTAAAGTTGAGACTGCTGATGCTGACGGCAAAACTGCGATAGACAACAGATCTGCTATAAGTAGAAGATCAGAGCGTGATGAGCTATTAAAAGATAGTGATTGGACACAATTAGCCGATAAAGCTGGGTTAGCTGACTCCAAAGTTACAGAGTGGGCAACTTACCGTCAAAGCCTACGTGATCTACCTACTGCAAGTGGTTGGCCTCACACACATACTCTCCCAACAAAACCAAGTTAAGGCTCTATAGATTAGCCACTTTAGAATAGAAAAAATAATTAGTAGTTGTATAACTAAATGGCTTACATTGGAAGACAGCTGGCACGAGGAGAGAATAAACTCTTCGACGATATATCTAGTAGCTTTAACGGCAGTACTACAGTTTTCAACTTAACGGTTTCATCGGTAGCCACTGCCACTGCGACACCATACCAACTCTTTGTGAGTCTTGGTGGTGTAATGCAGAAGCCAAATACAGACTTCACGACTGCAGGTAATCAAATAACCTTTACTACTGCTCCAGCTGCTGGTCTTTCCTGCTGGATCATGATGCAGGGTGACACGATTGATCAGGCTGCTATACCAGATGCGTCAGTAACTCCTAGCAAAATTTCAGGTAGTAATTTCGCTTTCTCAGGGGATCTTAGGTTAAAGGATGCAGATGGTTCACATTATGTAGGTTTTGCAAGTCCATCGACTGTAGCTGCTAATAAGGTATGGACTCTTCCTGCGGCTGACGGAAGTGCCTCGCAATATTTACAGACAAATGGTAGCGGTGTTTTATCTTGGTCAACAGTATCAATAGGTGGTGCAACAGGAATTGATTTTAACGATAACGTCAAGGCTCGCTGGGGAACTGGAAACGACTTAGAGATATTTCACAATGCCTCCAACTCTGTTATTAACGACGCTGGTACTGGAGATTTACTACTACAAGTAGGTGGTTCAACTAAAGCAACTGTATCGTCTACAGGATTTGGAGTAACAGGTGCATTAACTGTTTCCACTAACGCCACTATTACAGGTAACCTCACAGTTTCGGGTACGACTACCACGGTTGATTCTGTCACCCTTAGTGTGAAGGACAAAAATATCGAAATGGGTGTTGTTAGTAGCCCATCAGATACGACTGCCGACGGAGGAGGTATCACGCTTAAAGGTGCTACAGATAAGACATTTAATTGGGTTAATGCTACAGATGCGTGGACGTCTTCAGAACATATACATTTATTAGACAATAAGAAGTTATTTGTTGGAACTGGATCAGATTTAAGTCTTTATCATGACGGATCAAATAATTATATAAACAGTACAATTACCAATGGTGATTTAATAATTGATTCAGCTCAAAATTTTTATATAAAACATTCTGGTGAAAAATGGATTGACGCTATTAATGATGCAGGTGTAAAACTCTATTATGACAATGTACAGCGGATAGAAACTACCAGTTCGGGTATAAACGTAACAGGAGCAATTCAAGTTAATGGTTCTGCTTTAAGTTCTTTACCTACTATTGATTTAGTAGCAGACGGAGCAATTGCTGCTGGAAAGCCCTGTATTGTTAATAGTTCTGGAAAAGCTGAAGCTGTAGCTCCTGCTTATACGCCTCAAGTAACTCCTAGCATATACGTAGGTTGGGATGAATTTTCATCGAGTGGTATAGATACTTGTGATAGTACATTTGACCCTGATTTATCTGATTCTTTAAATAAAGGTATTTTCTGGACAATATTTAGGCATGAAGATGACAGTAATAAGATGAAATTAGTAGGCATTGATGCAACAGCTGGTAATGCAAATATAGGTGTTGTTACTGAATTAAACTCCAGCTCTGCTACTACTAGTGGAAACGAAGCTATTGATTATGATACGACTAACGACAAAATACTATTCTGTTATAGAGCGCAAGGTTATTTATATGTTAGGACTGCCTCTGCAACAAATATTACATCTGGAAATATAACTCTACATCCTGAAACTTCACTAGATACTGATAATTACAAACCTGATATTGCCTATGGTACAGGAGGTAAGGCTTTAATTGTTCATAGTACTGGTGGTAATAGTGGTACTACATATAAAGCAAGAGTAGTAACAATAGCTTCAAATGGTAGTTTATCTTTTGGTACAGCTGCTACATTTCTTACTGGTAGTGAATTATTTCGTTTAAGTGTTAACTATGATTCAACTAATGATAAATTTTTAATAGCTTACGCAAAGAGCAGTGATAGTGAACATGGTTATTGCCGTGTAGCTACAATCAGTGGTACAGACGTCAGTTTTGGAACTGAAGTAGAATTTGAAAATGGTCAATGTGAAGGTATTTCAACTGCTTGGGATTCTAAAAATCAAAAGTGGGTTGTTGCTTACAATGGTACTAGTAATTATTTATGGGTTAGACAAGGAACCGTAAGTGGAACATCTATCTCTTTCGGAGGAGAAACTCAAATTAGTGGTAATTATGCGGCAACCTTACCTCAGTTAAGATTTAGTGAAGTAAGTAAGACTTTTATAGCTTTTTATAGAAATCCAGGAAATAGTGGTAGATTAGCTGCAAGAAATTTTGCAATTAATGGATCAGGTTTTACCGTTCAATCGGGAGAAGGAGGAAGTTTATCACCTGATGCCACGGATAAAAAATATGGAGTAGCTTTAAGAACGACAGTTAATTCATCTGAGAGTTCTTCATTCCAACTTCTAGGATTCGCTGCTATACGTAAAAGTAATAATGGACGAGGAGCTTCATTTAGATTTAATTTTTTAGATTCTGGTAGTAATTTGGTAGACAATGGAAATTTTATAGGTTTTGCACCAAATGCAATAAGTGATGGTCAAACTGGTACAATTAATTTACCTTCAAATACTGTAGGTAATCTATCTGGATTATCTGCTGGAACTGCTTACTACGTAACTTCTACTGGCAGTTTGTCTGCAGGATGGAGTAGCGCTACTGTTGGTGTCGTAGCGCTGTCAGCAACTACTGGACTTATCAGAACTTAATGAATTTATTTCTTTCCCATCCTCCTTTGTACCTCCATCCTGATACATGGGAAAAACCTTTAATATCTCATGGTACCTATGAAGGTCTTCCACCACAAGGACAGTTAATAGCTATCATATTAGGCTTATTATTGTTCTTAGTAGGTTATGGACTCTACTTAACATTCGGTGCTGGTAAAGAAGATTTAAAAGATGCAATTGATGAACATGCAAAGATGCATGAATTAGGTATAGCTCACGGACATACTGGAAAAAAACTGAAATAGAGCTATCCTAAAGATAAAAGTAGGGTAGCTAATGATTGACATGCGAGAGAAACTTAAGAACGCCATAATTGCTCATGCGAATGGCGAAATACAAGTACATCTAGCAAATGTAGACGTTTATCTAAACAATCCTGTTGGCATTGGAGAACACTCAGATGTAACTGACGCTATTCAATGCGAGTTAGATAAGATTGCTCGTTATGACGATCAAATAGAAGTCATTAAAAAGTACGTAAAATGACACTAACTAAACAGGTAGAAGAGGCGCTTCGTTCATCACAGGCTGATTTACGTGAAGCATTAGCTTTCTCAGCTAGAGCAGAAAAACCTTATGTCAGTAAGCATATTGCTGAGATGTTATTACGTATAGATTCTCTAATTGAAGTATCCGATATATTTGAAAAAATATTAGAAGATTAATTATTAGCTTCTTTTATTGCTTCAACAATAATTCGTTTTAGTTCGTTTTTCTTTTTCTTACCTAAGCCAGCGTTAGTATCAATCCTAACTTTTAACCAATAGGCTCCATAAAGAAAGAGGCAAAATGGAATGGCATCAGACCAGCTGATAGCATTCCACGCCTCTACAAAATTAATAAT